TTTTAACAATATACCACTACATATAGTTAAAAAAATAGTCCACCCCTCTCCACCAAAAATGTAAAAACCCTACTAAACAGTGGGGTTTTTCGTTTTTTAGACAGTCTTTTTATGCGTTGAATTGCGTGGAATTGCGCAGGATTTCGCTTGTTTTATTATCACAAATATTATCAAAAAATCATATAAGCGAGATGATTTTTGTCTTATCTTCCTCTGTGTGATGTGCGTATGTTTTTACAACTTGTTCGAGAGTGTCGCCGATGAGGGCGGCAATAACTCCAAAGTTTGCTCCTTTTGACATCAAGAGCGAAACATATGAGTGGCGCAAGTCGTGTATCCGTAATTTTTTTACGGCAGACTTTTCAATGCCGCGCGTCATAGCGTTTTGTATGGCGTTGAGCGATATCGGATCGTTCTCTCCAAAAATGTAAGCGTTTGAGATTTTGTGTGCTTTTTTATACGACAACCATTCGTCGAGAACGGCGGTTGCTTTTTCGGGCAGTGGAACATAACGCGATTTATAGTTCTTTGTTTCTGTAATTCGATATGGAGAGTCATCCATTGTCTTGCGCGTAAACGTTCCATGTACAAAAAGTTTTTGTCCATCATAGTCGTTGGATTGCAACGCTTGCAGCTCTCCGATTCGACAGCCGCAGTAAAACAGAGTGGTGAATAGAGCCTTGTATTTTATATTATCAACTGAGGCTATGAAACGCTCAAATTCGGCTTCCGTCCATATTTGCCGAGGCTCTTTGTTATCTTTGCGTTTGGGCATTTTTACGCCTTTTAGAGCGTCGTCAAGACCGTAGTGTTCAACGCACCACGAATAGAAGACGGCGAACTGCCCATAGATCTTCGTCAGTGTTTTTTGCGTGTAGAGTTTTCCGCGGTAGGTTTTCGCCCAAAGCTGGTCTTGCCATTCGATTATGTCTTGTTTTGTGACGGTTTGCATATCTCGTCCGGCAAAGAAGTCGTCATAATGCTTTTTGGCAGTGTGGATAAAATCATACAGCGAACTCTCTTTTACGGTGTTTCGAGCGAATCCGAGATATTCACGTCTGGCAAGCTCATATCGGACGATGTTCTTTCCGTCGTATTTTTGGGGAGCAACAAGGTGTTTTTCCATAAATTGCTCATAAGCCTGTTTGGCGAGTTTCTTTGTCTTGAAGCCGCGCAGAAGTTTTTGTTTGCGACCGTCGGGAGTTTGTATATAAAAATAGAGGTCGTAAAGCGTTCCGTTCTTCTTGGTTTCGCGTTCTTGAATGTTGTACTTAAATGTGTTTGGCATCAATACCTCACAAAGCCCATATTCGGGTTGAGAACGTCAACAACGAGGACAATAACAATAACGGCAACAATGCCGATAAATATGCCAGCGAGCAGTTTTATCCACTTGTTGCGTTGCGCAAGTCCGCGCTCATAAAGCGCAATCATCGATTTGTAATGTTCCACGTTGGAGCTTTCCTCAAACGTCTTTTTGTCGTCATTGCTTGCCCCGAGAACGTCAAGCAGTCTACACACGGTGGAATAGCATGGATCGGGTGTTTGCCCCGACAAAATGCGGTTGACGGTGGGGAGTGGTACTCCGCTTGCTTCGGCAAGTTCTTTGGCGGTCAATCCCTTTTCTTCTTTGAGTTTGTTGAGTTCATGTTCTAATTCAAGCATTTTCTTCCTCCCTTTTTTTGCTTGTAATTATTTGAATGTTCAAAAATCAGTTTTGAGCATTGCAAAATCAAATTTGTCGTGCGACACTTTAGGCACAAGCAATATGTCATTATATTCACGGAGAGAAAATTATGAAAAAATTACTTGACCTATTGAATGAACTTTTATCCGATTATTCAAAAGAAGAACAAGACAAATTACTTGTTGCTCTTTTTGAAAGAATCCAAAAGGGCGGAGAGAGTGGTGCGGATGACTGACAGTTGTTCGTCCGACAGATTGTCCAATCCGTCCGTATCGATGCCAAGCGCACGCAAGCGTTCCGCAGTGATAGTATTGTCCGTGGGCGCAGGCGTGGGCGTGAGCGAAGGCTCATCGCGACCTAGAAGGTAATCTACAGTTACACCGAAGTAGTCGGCTAATTTTAGAGTTGTGTTTTGATCAGGTTCATAGATTGAGTTTTCCCAACTCGACAATGTAGATTGAGCTATACCCAAAGCGGCACATAGCGTGGTTTGTTTAACACCACGCTCTTTTCTTATCTGCTTTAATCGCATCATAAAACCCTCGAAAAACAAAAATATTAGTATTCTCGATATTATCGTACACTTTATTCGAAAAAATATCAAGAAAAAAAATATCGGCAAAATCGATATTTTCTCTTGACAAATATCTGGAAACCTAATATACTATCCTTGAACATCGGGAAACCCGATATTTTACAAACGAACTTTGAAAATTAAATATGGAGGTGAGGATAGTGAGTAATTCCGAATTGTTGAAAAAACTCAACAACCTCGCAGAACCGTTGTTTAAGAATGGCGTGCTTGATATTCATCAAGTGATTGTCATTGATAGCAATGGCGCGAGGATTGTACGAGAAGAAGAATTTAAGCCGTTTGCCGAAATCGGCGATTAGTAAATTCTTTGATAGGGGTATCTACCTTTCACAGCGGCTGCAAGGTATGTACCGGGGTGAGGGAATGAAACCAAGTGTTGATAGATACTTTCAGGGACATAGAAGTATTGATAGACGCTTCCGTTTAGGAACTCTACTTCAAGCACTTGGTTTTCATAACCCACCGAAGCAACGTTTGTTGAACTCACTGGGATTCTCTTCACGATGTTCACCTCCTTATTTGATAGATATAAGTATAATAACATATTTTAGGGAGTTATTCAAGTGGAAAAACAAATTGTTTGCAAAGATGACTTTTTGAGCATATTGAAGCAGTCGAAACTATCGTGTCGCGAACTTGCAAAAGTCAGCGGCGTGAGGCAATCGACAATCGAAAAATGGGTTTATTGCGGCGCACAAATGTCGCTTGAAAACGCAATCATAGTGCTTGCCGCACTTGGTTACAAATTGACAATAGAGGAGGGGCTATGACGTTTAAGGAACTTTTGAAGAAAAAGAACGTAACACAGGAAGAACTTGCCGTAGCTATTGGCGTGGCACAGTCAACCATATCGTCCTGGGCTAACGGCATTACATATCCGAGAACTCGGAACTTGAAAAAAATTGCGAAAACGCTCGGCGTGTCGGTGAAAACGCTCGTCGAATCGTTTGAGGAGAAGTGATATGACTTACTCGGAACGCGAAGAAATTATGAGCAGAGACGTTATGACGGGTGCGGATATTCAGAAACTGCAAGGGTGCAATGCATCGCAAGCAAGTCGTATCATCACCGACATCAAATACGTCATTGAAAAACGAGGTGACAAACCGCGTATCAACCAGCGAGGGAAACTGCACACCCAAGACTATTTGGACTTTTACAGATTAGAGAGGAAATAAAAATGAACATGTTTATCAAAGGAAACCCCAACCAAGTTTATAGCGAACTCAAAAAGCTCGAACGTATTTACGGAAAGTACGAGCAAATGGCGGTTGTTATCGCCGACAACAAGTTAAGTGTTCATCCCATTATGGCGCAAGCATTAAGGGGACTTTTCAAATGAGATATCAGGTATAAAGACAAGGATTCGCAGAAGATGCACCGGTCGCTGTCGTTGACATGTATAGGCATTGGTGTGGCGGACACGTTGTGGAAAAGAGGTTCGGTCAAGATGTACAAGCCGCGCAAGAATACGCAGACGTTCTGAACACCTGCGATGAGAGCAAAGCTCCGGACTTGAAGCACGAAAGATACGTGGAAGAAGCGAATTCGGACTATTTTAGAAGATAGGAGAGAAGAAGATGGACAAATTTAGAACTTTAAGAGCGGACGAGTTGGATTGCCGCGTCGGGACTTGCAACGATAAAGGCTTTTCATTGTTGCTGTACAAAGATGCGCGTTGCGACCAAAACGTCCTTGACGAAACGGTAGGCAAAGAGAATTGGCAACGCGATCACAAGGAAGTCAAAGGCAATCTGTTTTGTGGCGTATCGATTTGGGATGACAGCAAAAAACAATGGATTACCAAATGGGATTGTGGCGTTGAAAGCAACACCGAGAAAGAGAAAGGCGAGGCATCAGACAGCTTCAAGCGTGCGTGCTTCAATTGGGGTATCGGCAGAGAACTCTATACAGCGCCGTTTATTTACATCAAAGGCAACACCGAAAAGAATTCAAAGGGCAATCCCGTACCGACGTTCAAGCGTATGGAAGTCAGCGAAATCGAATACGAAGACGGCAAGATTACGCAACTCGTCATTTTGGGTGACGGACAACCGATATTTACATACGGCAAACGAGGCGCTCAAACGCAAAATAACGAACGCCAGCCGAAAAACGAGCAATCTTACGGCAACAATGCCGAGATGACGCTAATGCAAGCCTACGAGATGAAAACGGCAAAAGGAACGGCATACGGCGCACTAAAAGACGAAAACCTTGAATACATCATCGAACATTCAAAGGTTGAAAGTAGCGTAAAGGCGGCAAAGATGATATTGGAAGACAGGCGAACATCGGAAGATTTAATGCCGCTTGGAGATGATGACGTTCCGTGGAGTTGAGGTGAACGATGAAAATCAAAGCAACATTTACAAGAGCATTGCAGGGCGAGTTTGGAGCGCAAGAAGTGACTTTCACAACATACGACAAAAACGCCGTCTTGCAACTCAAAACACAGGACAGGACAAAGCCGTTGAGCCTTGAGGTGAAACAGTACCGGGAACAACGCTCGCTTGACGCAAACGCATACTTTCACGTCCTTGTCAGCAAGATTGCCGAAATGGACTATCAAAGCATTGACGACGTAAAACGGCAACTTGTGTGTGATTACGGAACGGTCGCGTTTATAGCGAGAATCCCGGCAAGCGCGAACCTCGACGACATCTATAAGTATTCAAGGCTTATCGGCGAAAGCAAAGGAACGAAAGAGCCGTGCAACGACTGGTACATATTCAAGCCAACGCACACGCTCGACACGAAAGAGATGTCAAGGCTCATCGAGGGAACTGTCCAAGAGGCGCAACAACTCGGCATAGAAACGAGAACGCCCGAACAACTGCAAGAACTCTTATCACTTTGGGGGCAAAAGGAAAGCAATGATAATCGTTGAAGACACACGGCAACAAACCACAAAGCACAAAAACATCGAGAAACACTTTCAGTCGATAAACCAACCGAGCGTGCGCTCAAAGTTGATTGTAGGCGATTACGCGCGGTTAGACAACCAAACCGTGAGCATTGACACAAAGAAAGACATCGTTGAAATTTCGGGCAATATATGCGGCGGACAACACGAGCGTTTCAGAGCGGAATGTGAGCTTGCGAGAAAGTGCGGGATTCAACTGATTGTGCTTATCGAAGAAGTGCCACCAAAGGGTGATTTGGACAACTGGCAGTCGCCGAGAACGAAAAGCGGAAAGCCACTCACAATGGTGAAAGGCTCGGTGCTTAAAAAGGCAATGGCGACCATGTCGGAACGCTACGGAGTGCGCTTTGAATTTATCACAAAAGACAAAACAGCACAAAGGATAATCGAGATATTATCGGCAATCTAACGGGGTGAATTATGGATTTTAAGAAACCGTTGACGGAAAACATGAAGCAAAAAGCAAGGGCGGTTGTGGACTATCTTAAAGCCAACGAACGCTTTGTCGAAAAAGAAGAATTGCAGGCGGTCATAGGGTGTTCAAACGAGCGCACCGTGCGTGATGTGATAGCATACGTTGCGCTGTACTATCCGGTAATCGCCAATAGTGCGCAGAGCGGCTATAAACTCGCTCGAAAAATGAGTGATGTTGAGGGGGCGCGGCAGACTTGGGTGGAATTATCGTCAAGACAAAACGAACTCGAACGGCGTATGCAACCGCTAATCCGTTTCTGCGAAAAGGCACAGAAAAAACGTGAGGTGAGCAATGGCAGAGTATAACAAAGAGCGGTTCTATTGGCTCAAACTCAAACGCGATTTTTTCAAACGGCACGATATTCAAATCATCGAAGCAATGCCGAACGGGAAAGACTACGTGCTGTTCTATCTCAAACTGATGGTTGAAAGTATAGACCACGAGGGTGAACTTCGATTCAGCGACACGATACCGTACAACGAGCAAATGCTCTCGGTGGTAACAAACACGAACATTGACATCGTAAGAAGCGCAATCAAGTTGCTGACAGAACTCGGAATCGTTGAGGTTTTGGACGACAAAACGCTCTATCTAAAAGAGGTCAAAGCGTTGATAGGAAGTCAAACAATCAGTGCCGAAAAAAAGCAAATTCAACTGCAAAATCGCCTCGAAAAACAATGGGGTGGACAAAAGGTGGAAAAAATTCCACCAGAGAAAGAGTTAGAGTTAGAGTTAGAAAGTTTGTTAAAGACATTAAAAAATAGAGATTCAATCGCGAGCGTATGCGAGATGTGCAAAAACAATCCTCGGTTTTCAGAAATCACCGATGAAGTGCTTGAATCCCTTGCATATGCAGGAAGCGAGATAGAAACTTTGAACTTTGGCGACCGGACGGTTTGTAGAGAAGATTTTGAGCGGCTCATAACAAAGCCGCACGGATTTGACGGGAATATGCTTGTTGAAACAGCAAATGCCGTGATGGCTTGCAAGGAAACGATAAAAGACCGTCGCTACTACATTCTCGGCATAATAGTGAATCGCTTTATGCGATAGAGGTGGACATGAAAAACAACGTTAAAGCAAATATCTTACTTGCATTCGCCGCAATCTTGCTCATCGGCGTTGTGGTGAGCGGGGTGCTTGCAATCATCGGAATCATTCCGAAAGACAAGATATGGATACCGTTCATCGCATTTATAGGCGGCGACGTGATGTTGATAACAACGCTTTTAATAGCACTTGAAAATATGGACGATGATTAAGGGGGTAGAAGATGGAATATCAAAGACGAAAACCGAGCCGAGATGAAAGAGTAATCAGAGCCGAAAACGAGCTGAACGGATATCGTGCGAGGGTTGCGCAGATCCACCGCCTGAAAGACCGGCGTCAAGAAATCGAAATCAATTATACGGCGATTCGGTGTATTGATTACAGCAAGTTACGAGTTCAAGGCGGCGCACCGTTCAATGATATGGTTGAAACCGCAGTGCAGTGGGCAGACCTTGAAAGGAAGATTAACGAGCTGGCATACGAGAACGAACAAGAACTATTGATGATCGAATACAAGCTGCAAAAACTTTCCGAACGAGAGCAAACCGTATTGTTCAAATACTACATCGAGGCTCGAACGCTTCAACAGATTGCCACCATGTTGAATTACAGTTTTGACGGCATCAGAAAAATCAAGCACCACGCGTTGCTTAAATACGCGGAACTATAAAAGACAGTGAGGAAAAGAAAATGTTTGAAATCGACATCATTGAAAAAACAAACAAAGACGACGAGTTAGCAGGTCAAGTTGTGTGTGCTGAAAGTGAGGCATTTATGCTGGGTTTCCAACGTCCCGACAGCGACGGCGCAAGGATTGTATTCGGCATAAACGGCAGGTCGCCGCGAGAGATTGCCGGACTTTTTGCGACAATACTGAAGCAAATGGACGATTTTTGCGAAAACCACCCCGCCGTTGGTGTTTTGTACAACGCATACAAACTGCAAAAGTTCACCGATCAGCTTGGAGCATTTCTTGAAGAAAAAGAACAGTCGAGGGAAGAATGACACAAATATCACTATTTGACGGCGATACACCGTTGAAAATCACAAAGCCGATACGATTGATTGAACTGTTTGCAGGATATGGTAGTCAATCACTTGCGTTGAAGTATCTGAAAGTGCCGTTTGAGCATTGGAAGATATGCGAGTGGGCGGTGAAATCGATACAAGCGTATAAAGACTTGCACTTTGGAGATGACACTTGCGACTATTCAAAAGCATATTCGGCGGACGAACTCATCGAGATGTTGCTTGCAAAAGGCATATCTGCTGACTACAACGCACCGATGACAAGAGAGCAAATCAAAAGAATGGGCGAGCAAAAGATACGCACAGTGTACAACAACATCATTGCGACCAACAACATTGTAAGCGTTTGCAATGCCCACGCACAAGACTTCGAGATACAAGACACCGAGAAATACATTTACATTATGACATACTCGTTCCCTTGCCAAGACCTTTCAAAAGCCGGCAACGGTGCAGGAATGGCAAAGGGTAGCGGAACACGCAGTGGTATGTTGTGGGAAGTTGAGAGAATACTTGATGAGTGCAACGGCAATCTTCCGCAAATCTTGCTTATGGAAAACGTCCCCGATGTTATCGGTGCAAACAACGTCAAACACTTTGCACAATGGGTGAAGAAACTCGAACAACTTGGCTACACGAGCAAATGGCAATGTTTGAACGCAAAGGACTACGGTGTGCCACAAAATCGTGACAGGTGCTTTATGGTATCTTGGCTTGGCAATCACTACTATGACTTCCCAACACCGATAAAACTCAAAAAACGGCTCAAAGATGTTCTCGAAACAAATGTCGATGAAAAGTATTATCTGTCCGGAAAAATCCTTGAAAGTTATGCCGAGTCAAATAGAAAAAACATCGAAAAGGGCAATGGCTTTCGTTTTGAACCCATAGATGAATGGGGGGTATCAAAAGCAGTTCTAACAAAACCGGGAAGCAGAGCGTGCGACAATTACATACAGGAGTAATCGTGAATATGTGCGGAAAGAAAACCGAAAAAGAAATATTAGCAGTTGACGGCTTCAATCAATCAATCCGTGCCGACCAAACGTGCTTTGGAACTATAACAAGAAACGCAGGCGCAGACCTTAAAAGGAATGGACAAGGTGTTATTGAAATAGTGAGCAGACCGCACGGTAGCAACAAAGGCGGTGTAGTAAAAAGCGACATATTCCCGACCGTGAGAAAGTCGGCGACAATGGACGGAAACACGGGAATTGTACAACCTGTGATCGGTGCGTTTAGAGGCCGTAATCCCGATAATCCATCAGACCGAACTCCCGGGATGCCAACAGAGCAAAGACTTGAAATCAATTCAAGAAATCTATCCAACACACTAACGACGGTTCAGAAAGACAATGTTGTTTTAGAACCTTCGGGGAAACAGATACGGATTCGGAAACTTACACCAAAAGAGTGCGGACGGCTTATGGGGGTGTGTGACGATGACATAGACACGATGTCGGTCAATCAAAGCAACTCGTCTCTTTACCATCTATTTGGTGACAGTATCGTTATTGATGTGCTTATGGCAATATTCAAACAGATGATTTAGGAGGTACGATGACAATTCAAGAGTACAAACAGCAACTATACGATGCGTGCAGGGGGCATATCGTCCTTGCACAGCAGGCTCTCGACCGATACGCGACCGCAAAGACCGACCGAGAGCGAGAGTATGCAAAGATAGACAACTTACAACACCTTGCCGCTCACAACGCTTTGCAGTGGGCATTGTACAAGGCGAGCGAACTTGAAAAAGGAGAATGATTATGGACAAAGATAAAATCAAATTTGAAATTTCGGATATACGCAAATGCTTGGATAAACAAAGAGAGTTTTTTGAATCTATATTGAAGGCACACCGGAATGAACTCATACGCTTGAATAGCAAAATTGAGAGCCAATCATATTGGATTGATTGTACACAAAAAGACATTAGAAAATATGTTTGCAAATCCGTTTCAGCAAACTCGGATAGAGCCACTACGTTGTTTAACAGCGTATGTAAAAACGCCATAGAGGTACGTTGTGAAAGTGGCAAATTTACTTTTGTAATAACACTAGACGGAATTGAAAACGCCATTAACGATATGGCGGTAAAAGGAGAACAATTATGATTTACGGACGAGAGAAAGCAAAAGTGCCTGTTACGGTGTTACATACACCGATAATGCCCAAAGTCGAAAAAAAAGATGACGACAAATGGCATTATGTGTTCAATACACTTGCCGACTGGATAAGAGAAGATGATAGGCGCACGGAACAGCAAATATTCAAGGAAGTTACCGATTGGGCAAAGGAACACAACATCGGTACGGTGTACTTGATAGACGAGGAATTTGTCAAGACGGCACTGCTTAACGAGATTGAAAGGAGAAATGACAATGAACAGAAAGATACTTTTTAGGGGCAAGCGTATAGATAACGGCGAGTGGATGTACGGTGATTTGATTAAAAACCTTATATATGACGGACGAGAAAAGGAAATACGCATAGGAGATATATACTTTGAACACAATGGGGATATACACGGCACAGCGGTTCGCAAAGTCATTCCTGACACAGTTGGGCAATTCACAGGCTTGCTCGATGATAGCGGCAACAAGATTTTTAAAGGTGATATCCTTGAAGTTTCTTACGATGATGGCACGGCTTATACAACGGAAGTTCGTGCCTATGGTAATACGTTATGTGTTGACGTTGAAGGTGAAGATTATGACTTCACAGCGATTGATTTTGCGGTTGATATCTGGAAAGACAATTGTTGCGAATGTAAAGTCATCGGCAATATATACGATAATCCCGAATTATTGAAGGAGTTATGAGTATGGAATATAAAAGATTAACGATAAAAGTCAAAGATTGTTTCCAATATGACCTAAAAGATTTTAAGCATAAAATAGGCGAGTTTGGCGATTATGACGCTTTCTTTGCTTATTCAATGGCCGTAAAAAGGCTTGGCGAACTCGAAGAGAAAATTGAGAACGGTACGCTCGTGGAGTTGCCTTGTAAGGTTGGAGATGTAGTGTATGAAGTCATTAAGGGCATACCTATTCAGGAGTGGGAAATAGAAAGTATTTGTTTTAATAGAACATATCCCAAAGGAGTTATATGGGCAGAACGAACAAGAGATTTTGCACATTGGAAATTTTGGGTAGAAGATTGTGGCACAAAATGGTTTACAACCAAAACTGAAGCCGAAAAGAGGTTGGAGGAAATAAAGAATGGAAAATAAAATCGAAATATCTCTTGACAATGTTAAAGAAATTAAAGTGCATTATAAAGAACCACAGCGTGGGTTATGGGCGGTAGTCTGTTATTATTGTCACCAAGATAAGCCTCTTGCTCTGGTTGAATATTATGTATACGGGAAAGAACTCATTTCGGGGAAAGATTTGATCTGTACCTCTTATGCGCCTAAAAGTTATAATTTTTTGTTTGTTGAAAAAGGCTTTGAAACAAAAGAAGAAGCCGAAAAGAGGTTGGAGGAGATAAGGAATGAAACGAAAAGCATTGATAACAGCGATAAGTAAGTCCGAGTTCGAAAAAGAATTGGGCAGAGTGTTATACAACGAAGCGCATATAATGGTCGAAAACAAGCCGAGCCGTATGATAGTTGAAATTAGAGATTTAGATGCGGGCGAAATGTTTGACGCCATAGAATTATTCAAAAAAGAAAGAGTAACCGATGAAAAAATCAACGATGCCGCTATACAATGGTTGATTAAGGATAATAGCAAAATAGTAGAGATTGACTACGAGCCTATTTCGCAAAAACTACCTGCAAAAATAGAAATAATGGAGGAGATAAGGAATGAAAACTGAACAAGAGCAAATCGAGCAAATCGAAAAAGTGTTAAAAGATTCGGTAGCGGACTACAAGCACTTAAAGAAAAAGGGCGTGTGCTATTGTTATGCAGAAACTCTCATTGATCACGGTTACGGCGACGTTTCTGAGTATAAAGCCGAGATTGAGCGGTTAAAAGAAGAAACAAGCAATATCCGCAAGGAAACGGCAAAAGAGATTTTGGATATGCTATATGATATGAGCATCGATAAGGAAATACTCGAATGTTGTAGAATATTTGACGTGAACGGCGTTTCGCTTGCCAAACAAATATGCGAAAAATACGGTGTGGAGATAGAAAAATGACGAAAGACAAGATTAAAAAAGCTTTGGAGTGTTGTGCAAAAAGTTATGGTGATGATGTACACTGTAGTGATTGTCCATATGATACTCTAACACCTCGTGCTTGTTGCGAGAGGTTTTGTCAAGATGTTTTATGTAAAGACGCCCTCGACCTCATAACCGAGCAAGAGAACGAGATTAAAAAGCAGAACGGTCGTGTAAAGTGTCTTAAAACTCGACTTGCAAACAAAATGGTGCTTTTGTCAAATGTAGAAGATTTGTATGAAAGTGAAACCCAAAAACTAAAAGAAGAAAAGCAGGAACTAAAAACAGCCCTTAAACAAGCCGAGGATAATTACAGTCGAGCATTTGAAAGACTTAAAGCGCAAGAGCGAGAGATTGAACGGTTGAAAGCGGAAGTTAAGCAAGCGAAAATCGATGTGCTTCAAGAGTTGAGAGAACAATCAGTGCATTGTGACCAATGGGATTGCAAAGTCGTGCCGATAGAATATATCGACGAACTCATTAAGGAGGTAGAAGCAAAATGAAAAAATTGGCAATAACTTGGGTTAAAAACGACGATGAAGATATTATTCATATTGAAACCACAAACAACGGTTTTAACAAGTTTGAGATTATCGGTCTTTTGGAAGATATGAAAGCAAAGGTGGTATTTGCTAGGGGGCAAGAGGTAAGCAAAATTCTCGACGAAAACACCAAAAAATACAAACGACTTAACAAGTTGCAAAAAGAGGTGAAAGATGACGAAGATAAGGGTTGAATTAGAGGTTGGTAGTGAGTTTTGTGGCAACTGTCCGATGTTCAAATTGTTTCCACATCGGGATAGGGAAGCGTTTTGTTGTCTTTATAATATACCCCTTACATTCTCGCCACGATACCTGGGGTATGTGCGTTGTAACGAGTGCAAACAAGCGGAGGTGAACGAATGAAAAAAGAGATCTGGATTTGCGTGGTGGTAAATAGAACCGCAGACGATATAATAGGCAATGCCCAAATATTCGGCTCAAAAGAACAGGCATTGGACTGGATGTATAAGTTGAAAAAGCAGTATTATTCAACAGAGAACGGTGAAGAGAAAATTGCCGATGTAAGTATATATATCGGTGAAATATCAACCGCAATCGACTATGCAAGATTCCCCTTTAATGAACATCGGGGAACGAGAGACCCGATTGGGCCACGTGGAATGAAAGGAGATTTTTCAAATTCCGAAGTCATAGACATTGTAGAACTTATAAGAAAAAGCACCGCAGTTATTTTGGAAGAATGTGGGGTAGCATATACAGAAGAGTGGATAAAGAATGATGCGCCGACCAATTGCCGAAATTGTGGCTGTAGATATGGCAATATGTGCGAGCGTTTTGATCGAGAATTAACTATGTATGACAATGGTGGCGTTGATTGGGGATTTATTCGCTGTGACGAGTGTATACAAGCGGAGGTGCAAGTTCCGATAAAGTGGAATATTCAAAAATAATAGCCCAAACAAAGATTATTTTTTCAAAAAGGAGCGTAAAAATGAGGAAATCAACAAAAATAATGGTAGTAGCAACGATTATTGTTATACTTGTGCTGTGCCTAACCGCTTGCAATAAGACCGTTTTCGACACGAAATATAAATTTGAGAAAGCACATATCAGAATCAACGACGAATGGTTTGACGTAAACGTCAGCAAGTGGAACGACTACGAGGGGGAACAAATTCAATTGATCCTTACCGATGGATCTGTTATCGTGATTCATAGTCGAGATTGCATATTGTATAATGGCACTTTGCCGGCACCTCAAAAAAAATAATCAAAAATGCCAAGTGTACCACACTTTACCTATGTGATTTGTTAAAATGCTATTGTGGAAATGGTAGGGAACGTTCAAAATCCCACCTATCCACTCCAGCATTCTCTCACTAATCGGCAGAGCCTCGCAGGTACATCTTGCGAGGTTTTTGCTGTAAGGACGGCATATGGCAAACTTCGACGAAAGCAAGCACCCCCGCGACGATGACGGCAAATTTACGGACGGCAACGGCTCACGGTGGACTACATCCAAAAGAGATTACTCGAACGTGCAAGGCGTTGAGGCTCAACGTGTCTTTGATGAGGCAAAACAACTTGGAATCGATACAAAGGGAATTGACAATCTTGATGTAATAAAAGCGAAGATTACAGAAAAGAAAAGATTGCAGTCTGACCGGGGAAGTGGTAAAATAAACCTATCAAAACAAGAGTGGGCGCAATACTACAAGATTATCGGAGACGAGCAACACGGCGATTTTGTTTATCATACTGAAACAAACGAAAGATATGTCCGACTTGAGAGCAAAATTGTAATCGATGACAACGATTTTGTATCTCCCAAAGTAAAAGAAGTTATCGCATTTGATAATAACGATTTATTGAATGACGCTCTAAATCAAATTGCAAGAAGGGGAATTATAAAATGACCGAAGAACAAAAAAAAGAATTCGATAAGTTTTTGGATATAGCGGTTCAAAAAGGTTACAACCAAATCGTTTGTCTTGCCGCCGCAGGAGTTATGCTATCAAGTTCTGACTGGAAAAAAACATTGAAAGAAATAATCACAGTTGCAGAAAAATGCAAAGATTGTGGCGATTTCGGTCATCAACTTATAGATTATTTAAGCAGTAAGCGAGTGTAATTCAATGGTCAGAATCTTGGTCTTCCAAACCGACTACGAGAGTTCGATTCTCTCTACTCGCTCCATATAACCCTCGTCCAACGCACATTGACGTGTGCGATAAGCTATATGAATTATCGCCATCAGTGTTAGATTCCGTGCCCCCGACTGATTTTCAAGAGTCGCAATCTTGGTGTGTAGGACGAGGTGGGCGCACAACATAGCAACTTAACAGCAAGTTAAAGCACATCACAACGGTGTGCTTTTTTTATACCCAAAATCAATGAACGCATATGGAAATCATAAAACTCAAAATCACGGAAATTAAGCCGTATGACAAAAACCCACGAAAGAACGACGGTGCGGTTGACGCTGTTGCCGAAAGCATAAAGCAATGCGGATATTGCGCTCCGATTGTTATCGACGAGGACAACGTCATCTTGGCAGGGCATACCCGGCTCAAAGCGTTGAAGAAGCTCAAATACAAAGAGTGCGAGTGCGTCCGCAAAGTCGGTATGACCGAAGAGCAAAAGCGAAAATACCGCCTGCTTGACAACAAGACGAATGAACTCGCGGAGTGGGACATCGACCTGTTAAAAGGCGAACTTGACGGTCTTGACTTCCTTGATTTTGATTTCGGCTTTGATATTGGCATTGAGAGCGAACCACAGGCGATTGTGGAAGACGATGCGCCCGAAGTCGATAACCAAGCCGAGCCGATAACCAAACTCGGCGACATTTGGCAGTTAGGCGAACACCGCCTTATGTGCGGAGATAGCACGGACGCGGGAACGGTTGCAACACTTATGGACGGCAAGAAAGCGGATTTGCTTTTAACAGATCCGCCCTATGGAATTGATTATGGTGGGTTATTAAAGGGCAAAGGAGACGGTCGCGGTGGTGCGGATAAAAACGGATGGAAAAGCTATAATGCACCTACTTGGGACAAAGAAAGACCGAACGAAAACGCTTTTTTGCTTTTGTTGTCTTTGACAGAAAATCAAATTATATGGGGTGGAAATTATTTTGCGGATATTTTACCGCCTAAAATGTGCTGGCTTGTTTGGGATAAAGGGCAAAGAGATTTTTCGTTGGCGGACGGAGAGCTGGCGTGGACAAGTTTTGACAAAGCATTAAGAATTAAAAGTTATAGCAGGGCACTTGCAAACAGAGAAAATAAGGTTCATCCAACACAAAAGCCGATTGAACTTTTGAGATGGTGCATTGAAGATATTGCCGAAAGAAATATGGAAAGAGTAAACACCGTTCTCGATTTGTTTGGCGGTAGCGGTTCAACTCTTATTGCTTGCGAACAACTTAATCGTAAATGTTATATGATGGAACTTGATCCGAAATATTGTGATGTAATCGTCAAGCGTTGGGAGAACTTCACGGGCAATAAAGCAAAGAAAATAAACGGAGATTGAAACGACTATGGCACAGATGGGAAGACCACGAATTGAAATAAACAAAGAAGAGTTCGAGAAACTCTGCGCTTTGCTTTGTTCGGAAGAAGAAATCGCATCGTGGTTTGATGTGTCTGTTGATACTCTTTGCCGTTGGTGCAAGCGTGAGTATAGTGTAACTTTTGCGGAAATATATAAAACAAAGAGCGAAAAGGGCAGAATCGCATTGCGCCGTTATCAGTTCAAACTTGCGGAAAAATATCCTGCAATGGCAATCTTTCTTGGCAAGCAATATCTCGGACAGCGTGATAACGTTGACAACACCGGGGGTGTCGATGAGGGCGTTCCACCAGTCATAAACATTATGGACTGTTCAAAGGGCGGTGAGGATGATGAGTAACCCCGTAACCGTTCCTAAACTCTATTATCCGCTCTTTGACCATACCGTAACCGAAGTGGTTGAACCGAGCGGACGATGCACCGCAAAGACCACAAGCAACGAGATATACGCCGTCACGATGATGATGGCAGACAAGCGCAACAACGTTTGGTATTGCCGAGCCGAGAAAGGTGACATTCGCGAAACGGTATTTTCATCGATGATAAACACGATTCAGTTGATGGGGTTGGAACGAATGTTTGTATGGTCGCTATCGCCGTTTCAAATCACTTGCTTGCAAACGGGTGCAAAATGCTATTTCAGTGGCATAAACGGCAAGACAGACGACGATATGACGGCTACTAAGGGATTTACCCCAAACGGCAACACGCTCGCTCTGTGCATACTTGACGAGGCAGACCAAGTCAAGCATTTCAATCATATAACTGCGTGGGAAAGCACGGCATATCGTTTCTTACTTCCTCACGGCAAGATGGTTTACGCATATAACCCTCCGATGAATCGACATCATTGGGCGTACACGTTCTTCGGTGACAAGGTCAAGAACGGCGCAACGCGAATCTATGCGACGTGGCGAGATATATACAAACTCTTGCCGATTAAAACTATACAGCAGATTGAGAAGTTTGCGAAAGACGATCCCGAATATTACCGCTATTGGTATTTGGGCGAACCCGTGAACTTCAAGGGAATGGTTTATCCGCAGTTCAATCGAGAGAAACAGACGAGAGACGTGTTCGAGTTCTTTGCCGAGCGTGACCGTGTTGTTGAACTTCATATCGGACTTGATGAAGGTACGGCATTTGACAGCACATGCGCAACCCCCATAGCGATATGGCAGAGCGGACGTGCGCTTGTCCTTGACTGTTTGGAGATAGACCCGGTCAAAACAGGTCAACTTGCTCCGACGGAAACGAGCCGCCGCCTTTGGGAATGGTTGCAGGATCTGTTGCAAAACAAATTCCCGTTCTTACAACACGTGCCTCGGAGATGGATATTCGAGAGCGCAGAAGGTGGACAACAATTGCGTTTGCAGTTCGTCAACGACTTTGGCGAGGACTGCCGACTTGTAACGCACAAGTCAATCACAGGCGATATAAAGAGAGTGAGAAGTATGCTGAACGACGGCGTACTTTTCTTTTATGATTCGCCAAACGTCAACACAAGACAACTTATGGACGATATCGAGGGGTATGTGTTCGATGAGAAAACGAACCTGCCGAAGAAAGGACAGCGTGACGACACGATCGATTCGCTTGAATACGGCACGAAACTTTACTACGACAACCCCATCACTATAGGAGGTTAAACAATGGCTGATACAGTTAGACAAATAGCGTGTGCCAATATGCCGTCTCGAAGAATATTTCAACCGTATTTTAATGCACGCTATCAGAATATGCAGAACATAGTAAACGACACCGTGTTCTATGCACAGATCCCGACACGATGGATAAACTATTACAACGCATACATAAGGCAGTGGCTCGAATGGTCGCGCGGTTACGTTCTACAACTTCATCGAAACGACTTCTTCTCAACGGGTATGGGCTACACGGTGTGTGACATATTCGCAAGAGAATGTATGGGCGGCGGATGGCGTTTGGATTGCCAAGATGACAAGACGGCGAAGTTCCTTGAGAAGTGGGGCAATGAACGAATTGCACCTTTGCTCAATCGTATGTTCTTCCACGCTAACGCAGGCGGCAATGCGCTTTTGGTGCTAACTCCAAACAACGGAGACATTTACCCGTCTGTATTGCCTGCAAACCGCTTTATCTTCGACATAGGACGAAGCGGCAAGATTTCGTTTGCAATGCTGTTCAATCGCTTCTCAACGGACGACAACGCATTCTACACGATTGAGTTGCGTGTTCAGCGTGGTAGCAGAGCGTATTACAAGGTTATCCTCAACCGAGGCACGAAACAAGTGCTTGCTCCGACTTGGGGTAGCGACGGTGGATTCATAACCGTTCCCGATGCCGCCAAATCGCAATGGGATTATTGCTACGGCGATATTAAGCCAAACACTTGGTACGAACTGCCGAAAGCAATCGGAATCGGTTTGTACAACGTTCCCAATAAGAGCGTTGCGGCGAGTATATCGGATCTTCCCGGGTATGCAGACAGCACATTGCACACTGCACTTGACGTGTTGTACTCAATCGATTTCAACTATACGATGCAACAGTTGGATATGTACTGGGGCAAGACGAGGATTTTGTTGCCGAAAGAAATGCAACCCACACGAGTTGAGAATATCGGCGGTAAGAGTTTCATACCGCACGAGAGCAGGGTAATTGACAGTTTCGACAACGGCGGCGCGTTGGAAGACGACGTGTACGCAAGAGTTGTTGCGAACAATGCTGTTGACGGCAAACCGATTCAGCCCGATTTCATACAGCCCGATTTGAGAGGCGAGGCGCACAAGTACATTCGAGACGCAGACCTTGAATTGCTTGCGTCAAAGGTAGGATTGAGTTCTGCGACGTTGGCAAACCATCTGACCTACAACTCGCCCAAGACGGCAACGCAGGTTGTTGCGGAAGAGGACACCACGGCTACAAGCGTGAACAACAAGCGTGAGTTGGCAAGCGTGGCTATCAACGCAATGCTTCGTGACATATGCTCGTTCTACGGCTTGCTTGGCGAAGACGCGCACATTGTATGGAACAGATACGGCGTGAATAGCCCGCAAGAGAACCAAGAGTTGCTCGCGGAACAACAAGCGGGATTGCTTCCCAAAGAAGAATTTATCCGCCGCCGCTATCCCGACCTCACGGACAGGCAAGTGCAAGAATGGCTCGCCAAACTCGAACAGGAAACGCCCGCAATGGAACGCAATTATAATCTCGGAGGCTTTTAATGGCAGAAGAGAAACCCAATGCGCTTAAAGAGAATCTGCGCGAACAGACGATAATCATCGAGGATTGCACGGCTGATTTGAAAGCGTTGCTCAACAAGCGAGTATACGACGGCACGACTTACGACCGTTTTATTGCCGAGGCAGACAAACTCATACAAAAGGCGTTGGAAGAAGTCGCGGACGAGGAGATGCGTATCAATGCGCTTTCCATACTCCGTGGCTTTGCACGGCGCGAATTTAGGCGTTTGAGAGCAATGCTTATGGCAAAGGTCGGGTTTTCTTTTCTTGCGCTTAAATGCGTGTTGACGATATGGAACAGTAAAGAGGTTGCGCCCAAAGAAAGAGCATATAAAACGCTACAAACACTCGAGCCGCAATTTGCAAACGTTCCGCAGAAGTTTGAAGGTGGCGTAGGACAGTCGTGGCGATGGGCAACACCGCTCAACGAGTATATGCAAGACTATATGAAGATTGTGCGGCAAACAAGCACGTTTCTTGCGCAAGACCGAGCGAAAGGCGAAGACGGATTGAGTTTAAGGCTCAAGAGCGAATTGTACGTACGGGCGAAATGGCAAGAGGACAACATGCGCAAACTCCGCGAAAGCGGCGCAAGGCTCGTATGGATAAGTTCTCACGCCAACTGTTCCGAGCGTTGCGAACCGTATCAAGGGCGGCTCTACAGTCTTGACGGCTCAAGCGGTGTCACCGAAGACGGACATCAGTTCGAGCCTATAGAGGTTGCCACAGACCGATACACGATGACCAAAGCAGGTAAAGTGTACAAGAACGGTACACTGTCGGGTTTTGGTTGCAGACATTTCACAATCCCTTACAAGCCTAAAGGCGAAACGCCGTTGACATACGATTCGAGCGAGATTGAAAAAGCGCGTGAAATCGAACAAGAGCAACGACGGCTCGAGCGCAACGTGTTCAACGCACGAGAGAACTATTACGCGTTTAAGGGCAACGACAATGTGCGAGCGCGGACTTGGTATCGCAAGGCGGCGGAAGCAAAACAAACGTACATTGACTTTTGCAACAAACACGAGGTCGCGTGGTATCCCGACCGCATAAAAGTATATATTTGAGTACGGTGTTATCTCAAATGGTAGTCAAAAAATATCCACAATGAATCTTTGAACCCTGCCCAAACGAACGGACGGGGTTTTTTGATGCAAATAAACACGAGGAGGAAACGCCAATGTTTCGATTCCTAAAAAGAAATAAAAAACAGGAGGAACAACCAACAATGCCGAATTTTGCAGAAATTCTCGCCTCGATTGAAAAGTTGAGTGACGAGGAGAAGAAACAAATTCACGAGAAGACAGGCGAAGCGGTTGCCGACAAGAAAGATGAATCCGCGCCCGAAACCACGACTGAAGAAGTGGCAAAGGCAAAAGAGGGCATCAAAGAAGACGGCAAAGATTCGCAGTCGGAGAAAGACCGTGTGGACGAGAGCGTAGCCGCACAGGAAGCAAACAAGGGTGATGAGGATTCACAAGACGCAAAAGACCGCGTGAACGAAGCAGAGGGCGAGGACAAGTATATCGCACTCAAGAAAGACCACGAAGATTTGCGCGCCGAATTTGAAGCACTCAAACAGCAAGTCGCGGAAGCACAAAGCAAACCGCGCGAAGTGGATAAGGACGAGGCAAAGAAACTCGACGATATCCGCAGAACCTATCTTAACTAAAAAACACGCCACAGGAGGAAACACACAATATGGCACTTGTACAATCTTACGGTAACGTAGAGGGCATCATCAAAAACGTGCTGATGTCCAACGGCGCAACACAGCAAGATCCCAACGGCAGATTTTATATCGACGGACAAATGGTTCACGTTGACCTTGCAAGAGCAATCGCAGAAGCAATCTATCTTTTTGAAGTTTATCAAAACGGATTGAACTGCACGGCGAGATACACGGACGACACGAAGCCCGGCGGAGCGGTCAGAGTACCCCTCGAAATGCCTTTCGCGCCCTCATCTCGTACTTTGAGTTTCGGTGGAAGAAAAGGTACGGACGGCAACGACGGTCTGTTCAACAAGAACGAACCCATCCTTCCCACGACCGATGAATTCCTCATCTACACCAACCAACTCAATGACCAAGATATCATTTTCCCCGATATCGCAAAAGAGTTCGTGCCGCTTGACCTTATGGTCAACAAAATCAAAGGCTACGGCAAATCCGTTGCACAAGACAGAACTGCATCGACCACGGCAGAAGTCTTGCTCTACAACATTTTCCGTGCGCTCAACGGCGCAGAGAATATCATCGACAACTTCGATGGAACTCAAGACTTTGCATATGGCGAACTCATCGCGAAACTCAACGCACTTCTCACCGACGGTGATCCTGTCACCGGCGCACTCACTTTCCCGACGGAAGGTCGTTGCGTAATCGGTCGTGCAAGTTTCGTTTATGGCATTTTCGCAAAAGCAGGCAAGAGCGGCGTTATTCTCAACGGCTCCGACCTCTCTCAAAGAATGCTCAAGGAATACGACCTCAACGCAAGCCTTTCCGAGCGCAGATACGTCGGCGAGGGTTACAAGGGCGAATTTGGCGGACTTCATTTCGTCGTTATGCCTGACCAACTTTGGACGTGGGCAGAGCGTTATATGGGTCTTGCAAAGGGCGCACTCGACCAAGTTCAAGCAGTGTGCTTGTCTGCGGATTCTCTCGCACTCGGCAGAGCGGTTGACCTCGGTGTCAAACTCCAAGACGCGACTTATCCGTATCCTCGTGGAATTATGGCAAGACCTATCAACCTTTGGGGTCACGAAATGTTCAGAAAGGCGTTCATCATCGCAAAAGGCACGTTCACTACGGACAACCTCAAATCCCTCGGCTTCAGCGAGAACGAGAGACGTTACCCCGTCGCTCCGAAGTCCTTTGCAGACAACGCCAACAAGAAAATCACCGTTCCCGTTTACGGCGCAGACGGCACGGTCGTTGCGTATCAGGAAATCGCACAAGGTCAAGAACCGAGCGGCGACAACTGGCGTAGCGGTCTTGACAAAGTCGCGGCAGTCGTTGCAAGCGTGAAAGGCGGCTCTTATGCTTCGGCACAATCCGTAACGCTCTCTTCGGCAACTTCCGATGCAACGATTTATTACACGACCGATGGTTCAACTCCGACATCCAAGAGTACGAAGTACACTGCGGCAATCAACGTTGCGGCAAGTGAAACAATCAACGCAATCGCAGTCAAGAACGGTTTGATTCCGTCCGACGTGATGAGCGAAACCTATGTAATCGGCGGTTGACAACAAACCGATTGATTTCTTCTTCTTTTTGCAAGGGCAGGCTTAAAAACCTGCCTTTGTGCTTGTTACAAGTATTTATGCGGTGCAACTCCGCAGACAAGCGTTACACAACACACTCAAGAGGTGAAAACAATGACCCAACCTTTCAACGATACAATGATGATTTACGACTACGCGGCGCACCGTTACATGCTTACGGAAACGGCGGTGTATCAGGAACTCGGCATAAACCTCGACACGGAATTTACGGATTTTGAGGATTCGATTCGCCAACGCAAGAAAGAGCGTTTTCTCAAGAAAGTTTCCGATACGGTTTACGGTTACATTTACCAAGATTCCACGAACACAAGGTTTTTGGAGTGGATTTTGGCGTGCCGCGAGGACGTGCGCTCGGCGATACAAGAAATGTTGCTTGCGCAGGCTGAATACGTGCTTGAGGGCAACAACTTCTTACAAGATTTCAGCGGCGTGAACATTGCCAAAGGTACGGCGATGAGGAAAGACGATCTGCGCGGTGAGATGCACGTTGCATTGCGTGTTGTTGAAATGTGCAAAGAGTATATCGGCAATCTCGACTTCGTTCTTAAAACAATCATACCGTTGCCCGATGTGCCGCAACAATACTATCGCGTGGGGTACTGATTATGTTGGGATTGTCTAAAAGTTCAGCCGACGTGATATCGGCAAAGCATTACAAAGAGGGCGTGTGGGCAATGCTTCAAGACCCCACGCAGAGATTGACGGTGCTTTCGTCGCAAAGACCGCTTTACAGAAACTTCAAGTGTTCGCTTGTGGGCGAGTGGAATCGCGATAAAGGCTACACGATGCAGAATATGCGAATGAACTACGACGGCACGGTCATACAGACAACCCAAGCGTTGGAGATTGACAAAGGCGATATGATTCTGATTTTCGGCAAGTGGTGGATTGTTGAGAACGTGTCGTTCGATTTGACATCGATAGCACCTCAAGGCGGATATTGGATGCCGAAGAAAAACGCCATAACGCAGATCCGAATCCGTGCAATTAAGGCTAACGGAGTTGGTAAGTATGATTAGTTACGAGGAACAACGCTCGATTATAGACGGTGCGCTTAATGCGTTCCGTTTTCATACGCCCAAAGACACTGGCAATATGCGCTATAACGCAACGTATGCGAAGTATCTCGGCGACGGCGTTTGGGAAATCGTGGTTGACGAATCTATCGCCCCGTATGTGCCGTATACCAACGAGCCGTGGATATCGGAGAAGTGGAATGGCAAGAAAAACCCCAACGAGGGTTGGTTTGAAAGGGCAACGGGATTTGTTGCCACTTACATTGCAGGCAGACTGCAGGGAAGAATGGAGAAACAATAATGGTTACGACTTCGCAACTGGCAAACGAAATACAAAACAGATTGAATAACTTTGCAGGCAAACTCAACGGCAGAGACTACAAGTTCATAATCCGCACCAACGCGGGCGATTACGAACACTCTACGGGTGGCACGCAAAAGAAACTCGCAACGCTTCTGATAAACGGCTTGTTGATTGAGCAGACAAGCACACCGATACCGCTCAAAGGTTTGGATTCCGTTTTGTTGATGCAAACGCTCAACATTTTGATTCCTTGCGATATGACGAGAGATAAGCAGAATCGAATCGAATACGCAATGAACGCGCTAAACGCGTTTGTGAGCGACGTAGCAGGAAATGCAGGCAGTCTTTCGGATAGCAAGAAGAACAAGTATGCATACGTATTGAGCGTGTCTACACCGTACGTTGGACAAGAGGCACTCGAAAGCGAAATTGGATATTGCGTACCCGTTTCGTTGCAAGTGTCGTGGCAACTCATCAAAGACGGTGTGCTTGCAAACAACGTCACGATGAAGATGAAAGCAAAAGGCTCGGCGGCGAATCCTACCGTCGTTGTGCTTATGGACGGTGCTATCGTTCGTACGCGCACGGGCGATTCGTCAAATGTGGACGGAAGCGAGGAAATGAAAACCGAAGTTACGCAACAAGGCTTGACTATCAAAGTCATAATGCCTTACAAGCGCGGCGACGTGTCGGAAATGCTGTTCAAAGATATGCTCACAGGCGCACTACAACGCGTATATGAGCTTTCATACGCCGACGGTGACGGAGATACCGCGCAAGGTGTCAGCGCGTCGTGGGACGTTGTTGCGCGCGAAATAACCGCGTCTTTGACTTCGGGTAAGGGTATCACAGTTTCGGCGACTTTGGAAATCGCGAGGTGATATTATGGCAGAATATAAAATCACGGTCGATTTTAAGGGTTCGGGCGGTGGCGGCTCTAAAAAAGAGAAAGGCTATCAGTCCGTATTCTCGGAATGGGCGGACGATATAAAAAGCGGAATAAAAGAAATAAACGGTGACAACAAATTCAACCACTTTGTGCAAGGTGTCCAAGCCTTTGCAAACGTCATTCCTGCGGCGCAGATTATCAAGTCAGGGTTTGACTGGCAAGTGTCGCTCATCGGCAGATATAAAGGCTCACAGCAAGCGCAAGATATTGCAAATGCCTCAATGAAGATTGCAGGACAAGTCGGCGGTATCGCTTTGGCGTTCGCAACGGGCAATTACGTTGCAGGCGGACTTATGACGATAGGAACGCTGTTTGGCTATGCAAGAGAAGCGGAAGAAAACACTTACCAACGCAAGTGGGAAAACATCGGCAACGCTATCGGACGAGAGCGAGCGGGTGCTTCGTTCAATCGTTCGAGGACAGAGGGATAAAGAAAGGACACTCAATGTGTGTCCTTTTCCTTTGTCAGTTCGGCAACTTGATTTTCCAACTCGGCGATTCGCTCGGATTTGGTCGGCTTGTGTTGGCGCAGCTTCGGTATCAACTGCGCATTTGCACAGTACAAGATTGCAAGGATTAAGAATATCAGCGTTGTATAGAAGCCGACAAAGGGGATTCCTTTTGTTGAGGCGCACAAAACTATTGTCATTACGATATAGAGTGACGGAGTTGCAATGAGCAACCCCTTGTTGGTTTTATGCTTTGCGAAGTACAAGACGAAAAAGGCTATCGTACAACAAATTATCGCAATAGCAAGTATGGATAACGCAATATATGTTCCGATATACTGTCCATAAATTGATAAAAATTCATTATAACTTTTGTCGGGCGTGTAGGCTTCCAAAGATTTTGTAAATTCAATGGAATTGTAATTACGTTTGGAATAAATACGTAGAAGCAATAGTGCATTGAATCTCTTGCAAAACCATTGAAAAACACCATCGGCGAAACAAAACCTAAATACAAAAAAAGTATTAAAAACGGAAAAATTGCTTTTCCGTACTTATCAACAAAACTTGAATAACCAATGCGTTCGCGCATAAGCACACCCCCTATTAGTGTGCTTTTATTTTATGTCAAAAAGGAGCAAGTGTCAATGTTTAGTTACCAACCTCAAATTTTTGAAAACAATCAATGGCAAGCATTGTCACCGTGGGCGCGTCCTTTTACGGACGGAACGGCACTCAACGACATTCTCGACGCGGGGTGTATCAATCTGTCGCTTTCGTCGCGATATAACCCTATAAAGCCGTTTACGCCCATTCGCATAATCATTGCCGAAAACGGTGTTGAAGTGGACAGAATATACCGCTTTGTTTCATCAACAAAGCGCACGCGGCGCACGTTTGCTCCGTCTGTCGGCGCGAAATACGATTGGACGATTAACACCATTGAAATCACAAAGGCTATGGAACGCCGCTTTATCGGCACTTTGACAAGTACAAAATATTTACATACGGACTATAACGAAAAATATGCGGCAGCACTCGTCAGTAAAGAAACCGATTATCCCGGCGGCGGCGTTGACCTCAATGTCGTACTCGTTGAAAAGAATAAAATAATGCAACCATATCAACACGGCGACAGTATCGATATTCCGTGTGTCCAATACTATCCCGAACTTGACGAGCAAGGTCTTTATGTGTTCGATAGTGATTCTCATTATGGCAGAGTATTTCGATTCGGCGTGTATCCGTGTACTGTCACTATTGATGTTGACGGTCGCGTTATATATACCAAAAGTCATTCATCGGCTCGATTTGATACTGAAACATTAACCATTCCCAACGAGGGTGAGCGATTAACTATTACATATGAAACCCAATACGAAAGTGCAATAATAGGAACTACAAACTATGAATCTAACACATTAAAAATAGAATATAAAGTGAGTTTGTTTACGCAGATCGTCCCCAAGACGCAACCCACAATTACGTCGGTGTGTCAAAGGCTGTTGTCGTCGGGCATAACACGGCGAGTAGGGATAGATACAAGCGCAGAGATTCAAAAGCAAGAATATGTGCTTGACGAGAATTTTGCACAAGAATACAAGAACATCACCGCGCCCGAGTTTTCGTTTACAAACTGTACGCTTTGGGACGCGCTATCGCAAGTTGGCGGATATATCCACGCAATACCGCGCCTTGTGCCGTTGTCCACAACAGACGATACGCATTACAAGGTAACGTTTGACAAACTCGGCGGAAGCGAGCAAGCACCGGCTATGCCGCCGATGATATACCAAGACAGCACGATTGACAGCAATGAATGGTGCGGCAAGATAACGTCGCCCGCGCAAAATCTTTGCAACACGACGGACGAGGGCGGTGCAATAACCGAATTCGGTAACGACTATATAACGGTGCGTACCGAGGACGGCAATATCGAGATAAACGGCGACAACGTGCTTATACGCACTTCTTTGCCGATTCAACAGCTCATAAAACTCGAATGTGGATTCATTCCCGAGTATAACAGCGGAAACACGCCAGTCGGCGACATCACCGCATACGCATACGAAGACGCAGAATACAGCGTGCTTTCGTCCTATTGGGGAACTGCATATCCGTATTCAAAAGCGTGGGCATTGCGGTGGAAGCAAGGCGGCAATATTATTGACGGGTTGACGTTCAAACAAGAGGGGCAAACCAGTGTTTCAGAGGCGTTCAACAACACCGCGATTGTCAATATTATAAACGCAAAAACTGGTATCGGTCTAAAACCGATAGATACATCAAATGGCGAATGGTATCGCAGGCTCGCGTTCAAGGTGACATATGTGCCGATAGCGACAGCGCGCGTTGAGGCGGTCAAACCCGTGCTTACGGACGGCGGCGAGACGAGTAACGCGCTCGTGTACAATCAGGGCGCAAACGTTGCCGAAACGTCGTTCTACGGCGAGAAAATGCGCGGCGCAATCGCAAGGCTCGGACAAGACGTTGAACAACGCACTTACGACATCAAAACCTATTCGCAAATGCCAAAGGTCGGGCAGATTCTTGACGGCAAATACATTGCGACGGTAGATGCGGAATACGACATAACACGAATAAGAATCACTGTCACACTTGCAAAGAACTTCAACCAGTTGTCACAATTCGTCGGGTTGAACTCGAACTACCGCTTGTATGACATCTCGGAAAAACAGAGCGTGGAGCGGCACATACACTATGCAGAACGCATAATCGTTGGCAAATCCGCTTACGCAAGCCGATATTCTTATCAGAGTAACGGCAACACAGTTGTGGATACACACAATACCATATTGCGGTATTTCACCTTGATGATGAAACGCACGTTCGATAGAGGAGCTTGGTCGGCTGACGAAAGCGATTATGTAATAAACAAAATAATGTGCGCTTTTGTAAGTTTCGACAAGTTTAATGCGAGCGATGGGGTTCTTATGCCGGTTGTAGCCTTTCCTTTTGGAAACTCTATATGCTTCAACATCTCATTCTACGATAACTACGGCGCGGGCTTCCAAAGCTCAAATGATTTCGAGAACGAGAAAAACAAAGCAACACAACGTCTCGTACCATACACCGACGTATACGGCGAGTTTTCAAAAATGTCATTGTTCATGAGCGATAATGCGTGGACACCGTCATTCAATGAGCAAAAGGACGGTGGAAAAGCAATGCTTTATCCGGAAGGCACACTGTTTAGCAAGTATGGGTTTACCACACTTGAAGCCACTGGAAATTTGGATGACTATGCACTTAAAATCGACAAGGACAGCCGTGAGCAAATTGACGTTAGTTATCAAGTGCATTATGTATCAGACAGCGACGATATTATAGTATGCCCCGGTCTTGCCTCATTCAATCCTTATGTGAGCAAAGAAGAGGCTATATTGGAACCCGACAAATTCTATGTGATTTGGCAAAAACAAACAATCAACGCATTGAACAAAGACATAGTGACAAGCTCATCGATTACTGTGCAAGAACTGTCCGCCGATACGGCATGGGAAGAGAATACCACGCCGTTGACGCACGTATTGATGGTTAATGGCATTTTGAAATGGAATTCGATGACTTGTCCGATTAACGGTGCAAAGTCGTGGGCAATATGTAAAAAAGTCGGAACAGACCGTTACACAATCTTGTTTGGACAAAACGTTGATAGAAACTCGGGCGAAACCACAGACGCCATATATTTTTCGGCGGTAATTCCCGAAGATTATCAAGAGGTAGATTTTTGACGATAGTGTATGGCAGCCCCTCGTTTCAGAGCGAGTGGCTTTTAATACAAAAAATAAAAAAAGGAGTAAAAAATTATGCTTTTCTTTTTGAATCTTGACGGCACGGTCACACGCTCTGATACCGACCACGTCTATCAAGGACAGAACAAAGTAGCAAACGTTGAGTTGTTTACGCTGATTTCACCTGCGCAAGCGGCGATACAAGTCGCGTTCACGTTGCCGAACGGATTGACGACTACATATGCGCCTATGTCGTATGTGGGTGCGTACAGCGTTGACGAGAGCAACCAAAAGCAAGTCCACCGCTGGAAACTTGCCGTGCCGTATAACGTAACGGAAGTAGAGGGGCAAGTCGGTGTATCGTTCAATGTCTTGCTTAACGACGGAACGAGCGGCGAAACGCTTGAAACAATCAATCAAACGACGTACACGTCATCGTTTCTTGTTGAGTATTCAGCACTGCCAGTGCCGCCTACGACGGCAACCGAGAGCGAACTTGAACAACTGTTGGAGTTATTGCAACTCTATTACGCACAAAACAAATATGGGGTTGAGCAAAACAAACAAGATATTGTAGTTTTGAAAGAACGAACGACGGATCTCGAAACGGATATGTCTGCTGTCAAAAAAACCCTCGCGGAAAATGTAACTGTTCTATACAAGGGATTGAGCGGTCTTGGCTTGACTGCTCCTGTAACCACGGTTGACATTCTCAACGCAATGTATGCGCTTGGAAAAGACTACATTGGATTTTCGGCTTACTTTGCAGACGTAACGCAAGTTACAGATTTACCGAAAGGCGGAAATGGAACGCTCGAAATCTACTTTGCGAAAAACGACAGAGCGGTTATCGATTTCAGGCGCAATACGAATGATACGTACGAACTTGCTTATATTGGCGTGCCGACTTTTGATAGCACCTATAAGACGGTGCAATGGGCGCAAGCAAACGCCACGACTGAGGGGTTTAACCTCGGTATGGTTGACACACAAACGCTTGGCGCAGGTAAAAAAGCCTATGTTCAAGCACAAGAACGTGTCGGTGCAGACTTGAAGCATTACACGGACTTCGTTTTTGGTATTCCGCAGGGCATACAAGGACCGCAAGGCGCACAAGGCATAGCAGGTCCTCAAGGACCGCAAGGCGAAAAAGGTCCTCAAGGCTTGCAAGGTATTCCCGGAACTCCCGGGGCGCAGGGACCTATGGGCGCGACAGGCGCACAGGGACCAAAAGGTGAAAAGGGCGACAAAGGAGATACGGGACCTCAGGGTGTGCAAGGCGAAAAGGGCGAAGTTGGTGCGACTGGTCCGCAGGGTATTCAAGGTATTCAAGGACCGCAAGGCAAGACGGGCGCGACAGGCGCACAGGGACCAAAGGGTGAAAAGGGTGACACTGGCAACACTGGTCTTACTGGTCCAACAGGCGCGCAGGGACCTGTCGGGAAAACTGGCGCAGTCGGTCCTCAAGGTCCGAAAGGTGATACAGGTGCGCAAGGACCACAAGGTGTTCAAGGTCCTCGTGGATTGCAGGGTCCAAAGGGTGCGGACGGCGCGTCGTTCAGTCCAGTCGGCACGGTATCAAAAGTTGCCGATTTGCCCAATACAGCAGACCCTGGCACTGCATACTTTGTCGGCTTGACCGCTCCGCGCGACATTTATGCTTTTGACGTCGTCACAAGCACTTGGGTTAATCAAGGTCCTCTTCAAGGACCACAAGGTGAGCAAGGCCCACAAGGTGAGCAAGGCCCACAAGGTGAGGTTGGCGCACAAGGTCCTGTTGGACCTGCTGGACCCACTGGTCCTCAAGGTGAACAAGGTGAGCAAGGTCCTCAAGGCGTTCAGGGCTTAAAAGGTGACACGGGTGAGCAAGGTCCTCAGGGTGAGCAAGGTCCTCAGGGTGAGCAAGGTATTCAAGGCAAACAAGGCGAGCAAGGCCCACAGGGCGAAACTGGTGCAGTCGGTCCGCAAGGCCCACAGGGTTTGCAAGGTGTCCCAGGAGAAACTGGTCCACAAGGACCAAAGGGAGAAACTGGTTCGCAGGGTCCACAAGGTATTCAAGGAGAGAAAGGTGATACCGGCGCACAGGGACCGAAAGGTCCACAGGGTGACATCGGTCCTGAAGGACCGCAAGGTTTGCAAGGTCCTGCTGGACCACAAGGCATACAGGGTTTGCAAGGTGTTGGTGTTAAGTCGATTACATCTGGCACACCAACAGTTGTCAATGATAAAACTAATACACCTATCACGATTACGCTGACTGATAACACAACAGTAGACTTGGTTGTTTCGGCAGAAAACGGCAAAGATGGAACATCAGCAACTGTTGATATTGTGCAAGCGACTGGTCAAAGCACAACCGCTGTTATGTCACAAAAAGCAACTACGGACGAACTTAACAAAAAAGCGAACAGCGCAGCTTTGGCAACAGTTGCAACAAGTGGAAGTTATAACGATTTGTCTGACAAGCCGATAATACCATTAACTCCGTTCTCTTCCGATGATTTGTCAACTGGTACGTATAGGTCAACCAATTTGCCATCTGATTGTAGTCTTGTTTACATAGAAGATAGAATCAAGAGGATTAGTGGATATTTTTACGAAGGCAGCGGGCAATACGGATTCCAAGAGCTATGTTTTATTACACAATTCCAAACCCTTGCATCTGGCAGAACAAACTTTACTGTTTATAAGTTGAAAATAAATGGTACGCAAGTAGAAAAAACCTATAAAAACTTATTTATTTCTTCAACTGGTGCTGTTGAGGTTGGGGAAGAATATCAAGAGGGCGGTACATTCTACTATAAAGTATTGAAGTGATTTGGAGGTATAGAAACTATGTATTTTAATTATATAACAAACTCGTTTTCACCAAGTCCAAAAGAAAAGACGAGAGAGGAAACGGTCACTGAAATCGTAAAAGAACTTGTAACAGAAACCGAAACGGACGAGGACGGCAACGAACACGAAGTACAAAAAGAAGTCGAGAAAGAGGTTGCAAAAACTGTAACGGTAGAAATTCCTATACCCCAAGATTGCGTAGAGGTCGATGACGAATTGTGCAAAACGATGTTTAACGAAGTCAATACAAGTGCGACACCGAAAGCGATTTTCGCGAACACGGAAACAAATTATCCTGAGGTTCGAGAACTCGAAATTGTTGTTGACCCGATTGCAGAGAAGCGCAAGCGTATTGCAGATCTCAAACGCAAACTTGACGAAACAGACTATCAAGCAATAAAATATGCAGAGGGCTTCATAAGCGAAACTGACTATGCGCCGATGAAAGCGTTGCGGCAAGCATACCGAGATGAAATCAATCGCTTGGAAGCAGAACTGGCATCTGCCTAATTTTGGAGGGAAAACCTATGGACGAACAAGCAAACGCAATGTTGCGCATCTCGGCAATCCTATCCCACGGTATAGAGGGCGAGGCAAACACCAACAAGGATTATTTCAATGACCTTGCCGAGATTCTCTCGCTTGCCGCACAGGCAGGATTGTCGAACGAGCAAATAGAAAGGATTGTTGCCGACTACGAGGAGATTATCTCGGACGAGCGCAACCATTCACAGAGGTTTAATGACCTTTTGACGATGGTCAGCGGAATAGAACCGAACAAAAATTAGGAGGCGTATATGGTAGACGTAACTATAACGCTCGACAAACATAACGGAAGGCTCTCAACACGAGAGCCTTTTTTGTTGGGCGAAAACGAAGATTTGAGGATAACCCTCGTTTCAACTTTGGCACTTTCAAACGTGCTTATCAACTTCAAAAACGGCGACACGGTCAAACAATATCGCGTTGCCGAAAATCCGTTCATCGTGCCGAAAGAGGTCGTAAAACACGGCAGGCTCGATTGCGAGGTCAACTTCGTAGCGGGCGGTCGAGTTGTCAAGACATACGTTGTTGAACCGATTGTTTTGTACAGCGTCAAAACGTCGCTCATCGGTCACCCCGAATTTGATTTGTTGCTCCAACGTGTCGAAGCGCAAAGAGTGGAGATTGCGGCATTGAAAGAACAACTCAACGCAACGAAAGAAGTTGCAGAAACCACCTCTCACGAGGTCGCAGACCTGCAAAGAGCGTTGGAAGATAACTAAAACACAAGCGAGTACGCGCGCTAAAAATCTACACGCTCACGTCGGCGTACAGGCACGAGCAGAGGAGTATATTATGTCAACTGAACAAATTATGACCTACGTTGTAGCGTTTCTTTCGAGCGGTGTTGGCGCAACCGTCATTACGGTTATCGTCAAGGCTATTGTAAATGCAATTTGCACGTACAAGACGAAGAAAGTCAGCAGATTGAACGAAGCCGACAAGGCAGAGATTGCGGAAAGTGCGGCAAAGAGCGTTCTTGCGGCGATTTCGGGCGGAGTGAACATTGATGCCGAAGCGATGATTGACAAGGCAACAAACAAGCGTTTGACGGCGATTGAGGAACAATTCAACGGCATTGCAACGCAGATGAACAAACTCTCGGCGATTTTGGTTGCGGAAGGGCAAGTTCTTTCCGAGTTCAAAACCCCGTCGTTGGCATCGAGGGAAACACTCAACGCCGTTTTGGCAGACGAGTTGAAGAAACTACCGCTTGTTCCGATACTTGAACAGGCAAAGCTCATTGTTGCACAAAACGAAGCTCAAAAAGAAGAGCAACCCGTTGTTACTGAAGAGCCGCAAAAACTAATGTATTAAGGCGGTGATGAGTATGAAACACAATGCAAAATCATGGATACTCTTTATTATGGAGTATCTCATACTCATCGCCCCCACAACGGGGTATGCGATTTATTGCTATCAAGACACATTGCAGTACACGATGACCGCAACGAGCAAAGGGAGTTTTTGGTCGCTCGTCGCCGTGGCAATTTTTGCAAGCGTTCTTTTCGGGATTTTTCGCAAAAAGTACGACCGCTATGTACAAGGCTACGTTCAGCAAAAGACAGACCTCGAAACGAACCCGACAAACGAATTGCTCATAAAGCGTGTAGCGCGCAAGAAGAAGATTATCGACAATCTTGACTATGTTGTAGCACTTTTCCCCGTTCTCATTCTTATGAGCGTTATAGGGGCGTTCCAGCAAGCCATAGAGCAGTTGCTAATTCTTTTGAGCGTTGTAGCTTCGTCGCTTATCGGGAAAATCAGCCTGCATTTGCTCACGATATTTGTGGAGGAACATGACATGCTCAAAAAGATAGAAAAGGACGGTGAATAACTATGGAGACAAAAAGAAAAGTGTACTCGGGCATAAAAATAACGCTCAACTCGTTTATATCGCTCGGCGTAGCATTGGTGGTTATGCTCATAGGAATATTTGTCATCGACAAATATAATGCATCGTTCCGCAACTCGCCCGAATACTGGATGCAAAAAGTTTTTATGGGCGTTTCAACGTTCCTCTTAATGCTTTCAATGTCAAACATCACCGAGGAATCTCGCAAGAAACATGACAAGGATTTTGTTGACCGTGTCCACGCACTTGACGAGCAGTATGTGGAGTTGATGTCGAAGAACCGCACCGTGGAACTTGAAACGTTTATTGAGCAGATAAACAAGCGCAACAAATACACTGCCTATGTGGCGTTGGTAAAACGGAAATTGAACCATACGAGAGCAAAAAACCAAAAGCGCATACGAAAACTTGAAAGAATGTTGCTGTTGACACCGCAAGAGGTTTGGGACAGCCCGGTGATTGTCAAATATCACAAGGTTACGTTTAATCAGCTTGTCGCAGGGGAGAGCGATGTAGCAAGCAAAGACGACGAGTACGATCTTCTTGTTCACAAAGGAAAATATACAGCGCGTAAACTCGGAGTAAAAGCAGTTACAATTATTGCATTTTCTGCCGTTGCCGTTGATTTCGCGTTTCACTTTGCCGGATTTACAAAAGACATGATTTTGCCTTTGGTGTTCAAAAGCGTATCGTTGCTCATTGCTGTTTATAGCGGTGTGTCGTTCGGTTACACGATTATGGAACGCCGCAGGGCGACCGTAAAAAAGAAACTCCGCATTTTTTCACAATTCAACGAGCGTGTAAACCTCACCGGTATTGACGATGACAAGAGATATTTAATCGATATTCCGCAGGATATTGTCGTTGAAAAATTGCGTGCGCGTGTGGCAAAAGAAGAAGCAGAGAAGTCCGCAGATGCCGTACAAATTGCCGAGCCGCCCACACCGAATGTGCCGACGGTAGTTTATAACACCGAAGATTCACAAATAATGGCTCGTTTTATGGCTGTAAAATAACGTCCAAAATCATTAAAATTAAGACCGTTCGCAAGTTATTGTGGGCGGTCTTTTTTTATTAAAAGTATTAACAAAAAATTATCAAACACAATATATTGTGGTTAAATTTTAACAATATACCACTACATATAGTTAAAAAAATAGTCCACCCCTCTCCACCAGCAAAAAAGCACATCGTGAGATGTGCTTTTTTGTTTGCCGAGAGGGTGGATTGGCGGTTTGTCAAACCGCCGTGCGCTGTGCGCACCGAACTACTTTTCGGTGTGCACGCTTCGCTTTGGCAAGTAAACTTGCACGCTCGCTGTTGAGCGAATCCACCCCAAACAACAAAGAGTGTATCGCAAGATGTGTTTTTTTGTTTACGAGGGGGATTGTTTGGAAACTCTTTTTGTAATATTAAATGTTGAATAATTTGAAAATCAATGCTATACTTATAATAATAATTGTCGGGAGTGTTATATGGAAAGAGTTCTGTATATTCTTTTATACGTTATT